ATGCAAAAGATTCTTTAGGCAATTCAAACTACTATAAAAATGTATTGTTTAATAACTCTAAGTATGTTTATGCTATTGATCCAGTAAATTATAGTACCACCAATTCAACATGGGGTCTACCTTTATCTGGAACAACATACGCAACATTGACTTCTGCAATTACTTCAACCTTGTCTGGCGGTACATACACCAAGCCATCCGATGGTTCTTTGACTTCGGCTTTTGGTTTATTTGCTAGTGCTTCTGATGTTGATGTTTCTTTAGTGATTACTGGTGATGCGGACATAACAGTACAACAATATGTTATCGATAATATTGTTACTCCTGCCGGTAGTCTTACGGGTAGACGCGGAGATTCAATTGCATTTATTTCTCCTCCTTCTGCAAACGTTATTAACCAATCTGGTAGTGAAGTTTCAAACATTACCTTTTGGAACACAGCGTTAGCTCGTTCAACCTCTTATGCTGTTGCTGATTGTGGTTGGAAATATATGTTTGACAAATATAACAACGTATATCGTTGGGTACCATTAAATGGTGATATTGCTGGATTGTGTGTATACACCGATTCAGTTCGTGATCCATGGTTCTCACCAGCAGGTTTCAATCGTGGTAATCTAAAGAATGTTGTTAAGTTAGCATGGAATCCAAATCAAACACAACGTGATTCATTATATGCTCAAGGTATTAATCCTGTTGCAACCTTCCCAGGTCAAGGTACAGTATTGTTTGGAGATAAGACATTACAATCTAAACCATCTGCATTTGATCGTATCAATGTCCGTAGATTGTTTATTGTGCTTGAAAAAGCAATTGCTAAGGCTTCACAGTACTCATTGTTTGAATTTAATGATTCCTTCACACAAGCACAATTTGTTGCTTTAGTAACACCATTTCTTCGTGACGTACAAGGTCGCCGTGGCATTACTGACTTTAAAGTAGTTTGTGATTCTACAAATAATACTCCACAAGTTATTGATTCTAATCAGTTTGTTGGTGACATTTATATCAAACCTGCTCGTTCTATTAACTTTATTCAATTGAATTTTGTTGCTGTAAGAACAGGTGTGGCGTTTACTGAAGTCGTTGGACAGTTCTAATAAATAATTCAACGAATAGGAGAAAAAAATGGCATTCAACGTAGCAGAATTTAGATCGAATTTGATTGGTGACGGCGCCCGTCCCAATCTATTCCAAGTCACACTTACATTCCCAACTCTTGCCACTAACGGTACTGCCGCTGGACAACAAGTTCAGTTTTTAGCAAAAGCAGCTCAGTTGCCGGGTTCGACAGTTGGTACAGTACCTTTGTATTATTTTGGTCGTGAAATGAAGTTTGCTGGCAATCGTACATTTACCGATTGGACATTGCAAATTATTAATGACGAAAGCTTTACAATCCGTAATGGCGTAGAGCAATGGATGAATTCTATTAATAGTCATTCTGGTAATCTTAGAAGTGCTAACGCTTCTAGTCCATCATCTTATGCTGTTGATGCAAAAGTTGACCAATATGGCAAAACAGGAAGCATCATTCAAACTTATAACTTTGTTGGTATGTTCCCTGTTGATTTGGCTCCAATTGATTTAGATTGGGGTTCAAATGATACCATTGAAGAATACTCTGTGACTTTTGCTTATCAGTATTGGACAAATACGAAAAGTACTACTTAATTATTTTACGAGGAGGGCTTTGGCTCTCCTCATTATGTTTTTTTTGAATTGGAATAGAATAATATGGCATCATTAAATAAATTTTCCCTCTTTGGATTTACAATTGCCCGAGCAAAATCGGAAGAAGATGCTGGCGTTCAGCAATCTTTTACGCCACCGACTAATGATGATGGCGCATTAACAATTACATCAGCCGCATATTATGGAACTTATGTTGATCTAGACGGCACAGCAAAAAATGAAGTAGAACTCATTTCTCGTTATCGTGAAATGGCGATGCAGCCAGAAATTGAAGCTGCTATTGACGATATTGTTAATGAAGCCATTTGCCAAGATGATGATGGCAAAAATATCAAAATTGTTTTGGATGATTTAAAACAACCAGAAAAAATCAAAACAGCCATTCGTAATGAGTTTAGCACACTTTTAAAGTTGTTAAATTACAATAATTTAGCACAAGACATATTCCGTAGATATTATGTTGATGGTAGAATGTATTATCACATTATTATTGACCGTGAAAACCCACTACAAGGCATTAGAGAATTGCGTTATATCGACCCACGCAAGCTTCGTAAAGTTCGTGAAGTCAAAAAGAAAAAAGATGAACGTACTGGTGTGGAGATAATGAATGTTATTAACGAATATTATATCTTCAATGATAAGGTTACTACTGGTTCTTCTAGCAATTTTGGTCCTGTTGGTGTCCGTATTACCACAGATTCCATTATCTCAGTTGTTTCTGGTCTCATGGATTCTCGCCGTGCCGTGGTATTGTCGTATCTACACAAAGCAATCAAACCATTAAACCAATTAAGGATGATTGAAGATGCTACCGTCATATATCGCATCAGTCGTGCTCCCGAGCGCCGCATTTTCTATATTGATGTTGGTAATTTACCTAAGCTAAAAGCAGAACAATATCTCCGTGATATTATGGTCAAGTATAAAAACAAACTTGTCTATGACGCTAATACTGGTGAAGTTCGTGATGACCGTAAATTCCTATCAATGATGGAAGATTTTTGGTTGCCTCGCCGTGAAGGTGGTAAAGGTACAGAAATTGCTACATTACCTGGTGGCCAAAATCTAGGCGAGCTAGAAGATGTTAAGTACTTTGAAAAGAAACTCTACAAAGCATTAAACGTGCCAGTTTCTCGTTTGAATCCTGAAAGTTCTGGATTCTCTCTTGGTCGCACCAATGAAATCACCCGTGACGAATTAAAGTTTGCTAAATTTGTTTCTCGTATGCGCAATAAATTTGCTGATTTATTTGACCAAGCAATGCGGGTTCAATGTGTTCTTAAAGGTATTTGTACCATTGAAGAATGGGACGAATTTAAAGAACATATTTACTATGACTTCATTAAAGACAATAACTTTACAGAACTCAAAGAAGCTGAATTAATGAAAGAACGTTTGTCGTTATTAGCAAATGTAGACCCATATACTGGTCGTTATTTCTCACAGTCTTGGATTCAACGTAATGTATTGCGTTTAACTGATGACGAAATCAAAGAGATGCAAGGTGAAATTGATGAAGAAAAGTCAGAAGGTTATGGTTTGCCGGTTGGCGTAATGAATGATGTGGCTCAACAACAAATGATGTCGCAAGTTCCACAACAACCAGTTAATCCAGCCGATAAAGAAGATGGTGACGGAGAAGCTCAATATGAGTCCACCGTAAGTAGATTGAAACGTATATTATAAATATTAATTTTGGAGAATAAAATGTCAGATTACTCAACCCGTAACATTATTGACTATGCAATGGATGAAGATGGCGCCAAATTTAGAGAAGCTTTATATGCTTCTATTCACGATAAAGTGACTAACCACATTGCTGCAGCTAAACAAGCGGTAGCACAAAATATTATGGCTCCAGAAGAAGTTGCACAAGATTCACAGGAACCGCCAGTTGAAAACGCTTAAAGGTTTCCTGGATTCTAAAGAAGTTATTTTGCCAGAACAGGCAGAAGAATCTGTTGAGCCTGAGGTACTGACTGTTTCAGAGGAGCCTCACTTTCCGCTAGGTGGCGGAAAAGAAATAATGGCACATTCGCATCATTTGCCATTGGATCCTCCGAATGTTTTGATTATGAGGAGAAAGTCGGTACGACAGTTTCCTAACAATCAACGAGTAGCTTTATATTATGTGGATAAAATAGATAAATACATAACGGTACCATATACAGCAATGCAATGGTCAGCGTCCACGCCAGAGGAATTTGAAGCCGATGGTGAAGTAATTGAAGAAGGTGTAATTTCTCAGTTACAAAATATAGTAGAAAGCGATTCAACTAACCGGATTCAATTTGAAGATGGTAAGAAAATGATGGTAACAGTCAATTTAGCTGAGACCATTTTAAAAGTATATAGCGTATTAAATGAAAGTAATAAGAAGCAATTGGCCGAGATGGCAAATAAAGATAAAGAACATTTTGGCAAAGTAATAGATTTTGCTCAGAAACATTTAAAATAGGATAGAAGATGGCAAACAAATTTACATATCAGGTTCTAAGAGATACCACAACAGATGCCGTTATCAAATTAACTGGCCAATTTGATGGTGCTTCAGGAAATGAATCAAATACCGCTAGAATTGTAGCCAATACTTTATATGGTGCCTTGGACGCAAATAATGTTCCTTTATATTCAGCTTTAAGCGCTAGCAATACTGCAAAACCTTTTTACAATTTACAAGTAACTTCAGCACAATATTTTGTAAGTATGTCAACTGCTACTCCTCCTGGTTCCGTTGAACTATTTTGGGCAGGAAATACAACCGCAAACAATGCAACTATTTTCTATCTAAACGGCAACGGAGAATATGGTAGCCAACAAAATCCTGCAATTACAAACAATGCCACGAACCCAAATGGAAATTTAGGAATTAATACTTATGGCGTAACTGCAAATACTGCATATACTTTAATTATTTCTTTCCGTAAAGATAACGCTTACTATCAACGTGGTCAGTTTAATGATCCTGCTGCGTTTAACTTTGGCGTTTATGGTATTACTGGTAATAAACAGTAATGAAAGATTTGGTTTTAAAACTTCTATCAAATAAGTTTGTAGAAGCAAAAGACCTGTTAGACGCAAAAATTAATGATTTGTTTAATGAAAAATTAAACGAAATTAAATTAAAAGTTGCTTCAGAATTATTTGAAGATTATGAGTTAGAATGTTATTTGGACGAAAGCACAGAACAAAGTGCCAATGTTCAAAGAGTAGGTAGAGCACGAATAATTAAGTTTCGGGTTCGTAAGGGTGTGGTACAACGCCGAAAGAAATTTTCGGCAGTAAAAGGTTGGACAATTAGGCACGGCCAATTGACCAGAATGATGCCGGCGGAACGTAGAAACCGCCGCATTGGTTCTATGAGGTCAAAAGCTAAAAGGCGTGCTGAGTTACCAAAAACTTTAAGAAAAAGAAGAATATCAATTAGAAAAAGAAGGTCGGTAGGATTATGAAATTAATCAAAGAAATTAATGAGACCGTAAACTACATTACTGAAGGTGCTGACGGTAAAAAGGAACTCTTTATTGAAGGTCCTTTTCTTGTTTCCGAAAAGAAAAACAAGAACGGTCGCCTATACGAATACAATACGATGAAAAAAGAAGTTCATCGTTACACAGAAGAATATATTAATAGACACCGTGCTTTTGGTGAATTAGGTCATCCAGAAACACCAACAATTAATCTAGACCGTGTTTCACATATGATTGTAGGACTCAAAGAAGATGGAACACAATGGATTGGCAAAGCCAAAATTCTTGATACGCCTATGGGTCAAATTGCTCGTCAATTGATTGAAGGTGGTGCCCAATTGGGTGTATCATCAAGAGGTATGGGTTCTCTGAAAAATGTTAACGGTGTTAATGTTGTTCAGAACGATTTTTATCTAGCCACAGCGGCGGATATAGTAGCAGACCCTTCTGCACCTGGTGCTTTTGTACAAGGTATCATGGAAGGAAAAGAATGGATGTTAGTCAATGGTATTTGGACTGAACAGGATCACTCTCAGGCAATTCAACAAATTCGCCGTGCTTCACAAAAAGAGATTGAACAGGTTAGTTTAAATATATTTGAAAACTTCATGAAAAAACTTTAAATATAAATATATCCAATAAATCAAGGAGATTTTCAAAATGGGAAAATTTAATCTAACCGAAGCCGCTAAAGATATTCTTTTAGGCGAAGGTTCTAAAGAAACTTTTGATGCAAATATTGCGTCTAAAAAAGGTCAACGTGGTTCAGACAAACATCCAGACGGTGAAGTTGGTCAGGACAAATTACCTACATCTACCGTAACTGGTCAACAAGATGCAGGCGAAATTGGCCAATCACCAGAAGAAATGAACGATGGCTTGCCACAGTACACAAAAGGTACTCCGTCTGCAACTCCTCCTGGTGCTACTCCTCCCGTAAGCGCTCAAGGTGACGGTGTTGGTGCTTCTAAACCACAAGGTCAACCACAAGAAACAATGGGTCGTTCCGATTTAACTCATACTGCACAAGCTGCTGCAACTAATTACGAAGCAATCCGTGATCGTATTGCTGGTAAATTGGCACCACAAATGATGCAAGCAAATGCTGGCGCAACTTTCCAATCTTACGGTGAAGATGTTGACGCTTTATTGGCTGGTGAAAATCTTTCTGAAGAATTCAAAGCTAAAGCTGCTACCATTTTTGAAGCTGCTGTTATGGCTCGTGTAACTCCAATTGTTGAAGAAGTTGAAACTCAATTGATGGAACAATTTGAAATTGCCGTTGAAGAAATCAAAGAAGATATGGCAGCTAAAGTTGATGACTATCTCAACTACATGGTCGAAGAATGGATGAAAGAAAACGAATTAGCAATCTATTCTGGTTTAAAATCTGAAATTGTTGAAGATTTCATTCATGGTCTCCGTGATTTGTTTGTAGAACATTACATCGATATTCCTGAAGATAAGGTAGATGTTGTTGAAGAATTGACTTCTAAAGTTGAAGAACTAGAATCTTCTTTGAACGAACAAATCAATGTTGCCGTTGAACTCACAAAAGAATTAAACGAACAGAAAAAAATTGAGGCTATCTACACAGCGTGTGAAGGCCTATCGCAGACCCAAGTAGAAAAACTAAAATCGCTCGCAGAGAACGTAGAGTATACTACTCAGGAAGAATTTGATACTAAATTGTCTACTTTGAAAGAATCATATTTCAAAAGTGATGTTGTAGTAGCAAATAATCTTGCTTTAGATGAAGAAGTTGATATTGAAGAAGAAAAGAAAGTTTCTAAATCTTCCGACCCATCAATGGACCTCTATGCTAAAACCATTTCACAAACTTTGGTTAAGTAATTAACCTTAATACATAAAAAAAAGGAAACAAAATGTATTTAACAGAAGAACTACAAAAGAAATGGCAACCAGTTCTGGAACATCCAGAATTAGATGCTATTAAAGACCCATACAAGAAGGCTGTTACTGCTCTTGTTTTGGAAAACCAACACCAAGCAATGGCTAAAGACCGTCAAGCTTTGATGGAGACCAGCGATACAGGTCCTACCAATATCGCTGGTGGCGTTCAAAACTTTGACCCAATCTTGATTTCTTTGGTACGCCGTTCATTGCCTAACTTGATCGCCTATGATGTTGCTGGCGTTCAACCAATGACTGGTCCAACAGGATTGATTTTTGCAATGCGTGCTCGTTACAACACACAAACTGGTTCTGAGGCATTCTTCAACGAAGCCAACACAATGTTTACTGGCCAAGGCTCTGCCAACGGTTCATTCAACAACTACGGTTTCGTAGGTACAACAACTTCTGATACTGCTAACAGCGCTATCGTTAATGAAGCTGCTAACTCCTTCACAACTGGTATTGGTCTACAAACAGCAACTGCTGAGCAATTAGGTGCTGACGGTGCTAATGCATTCCAACAGATGGCCTTCTCTATTGAGAAAGTTACTGTAACTGCACAAAGCCGTGCTCTGAAAGCTGAGTACTCTTTAGAATTGGCACAAGACTTGAAAGCAATTCATGGTCTTGACGCTGAAACAGAATTGTCTAACATTCTGTCTACAGAGATCCTTGCTGAAATCAACCGTGAAGTTATCCGTACCATCTACACTACTGCTGTGTTAGGTGCTCAGTATGGTACAACTACTGCTGGTTATTTTGACTTAGATACCGACTCTAACGGTCGTTGGTCTGTTGAGCGTTTCAAAGGTTTGATTTTCCAAATCGAGCGTGACGCTAACGTTATTGCCAAGCAAACTCGTAGAGGTAAAGGTAACGTATTGATCGTTTCTTCTGACGTTGCTTCAGCAATGGCAATGGCTGGTGTTCTTTCTTACACACCTGCTCTCCAAGCTGACTTGCAAGTAGATGACACAGGCAATACATTTGCTGGTTTGTTACATGGCCGTATCAAGGTTTACATTGACCCATACTTTGGTGGCTACACAGCTAACCAAGAGTTGGTAACTGTAGGCTACAAAGGTTCTAGCCCATACGATGCTGGTTTGTTCTATTGCCCATACGTTCCATTGCAAATGGTTCGTGCAGTAGATCAGTTCACATTCCAACCTAAGATTGGTTTCAAAACACGTTACGGAATGGTCGCAAACCCATTTGCTAACGGTTTGAATGCTTCTAACGGTACTATCAATGCTCGTAGCAATGTGTACTACAGGATTTTTGGAGTGAAAAATTTAATGTGATGTAATATAAAAATCACCTTAGAGTGATATTTGAAAGGACTTCTTCGGAAGTCCTTTTTTTTGGCTCCTAAATAACTATATGACTGCACTATCAAGACTACCTCAAAATACCAATTACCTACAAGCGTCAAAGTTTCTATTGACTTTTGACCGAATAGGTGATGTTCAATACTTTTGTCAATCGGTTAACATTCCTGGTGTCAACCTAGGACAAGCATCTTTACAGACACCCCTTTTAGATGTATTCATTCCTGATAGAAAGATCATTTATAATCCATTTTCTATTCATTTTACTGTGGATGAATCATTGAACAGCTGGCAACAATTACACGCCTGGTTCCGTTCCATCGCAGCACCAACGGGTTTTGACGAAAGGAATAGGTTAACAGCACTACAGAACGCCAATAAGAGTTCAAGTTCCAGTTTAGCCGCTTATTCCGATGCCACTTTGACCATTCTTTCATCGTTGAATAACCCTATTCTCCGTGTGAAATTCTATAATTGTTTCCCCATTACACTATCGGATATTATATTTGATACCACTCAATCGGCCGATGATATTATTACCGCAGATTGTGTATTCACTTTTGATTACTTTGATTTTGAAAAGGCTTGACATTTAATCATTTTTTTGTTATTATAAAGATTTACGGTTATATTTTATTATGGAAAATCTAGAACAAGTATTAAAGTATTGGGAAAAAGACTCAGTTATTGACCAGACAGAACCTGGCAAAGAATTGATTCGTATACCCACACTCCACAGCAAGTATCTCGATATACTCATTAAGCACAAGATTGCCGCTAAGAAGGCACATTTTGATTATCTCCGTATGCGTAAAGTTCGTTTAGACTATTATGGCGGAAGAATGAGCCAAGAAGAACTTGAAGAATACGGATGGGAACCTTTTCAATTTGTTCTTAAATCTGATATTAATGCTTATCTTGAAGCAGATGATAACTTAATCAAGTTATTGGAAAAGAAAGTATACCATGAAGAAACGGTATCTGTTATCGAATCTATTATGAGTGAACTGAAACAAAGAACATGGCAGCTCCGTGAGTA